GTGAGATTGAAGATAAGAAATGGCGAATCAAAGAAACAGATTCAAAAGAGTTTTGGTTACCAATTTTAATGGATAAATCTTTCCAAGATTGGGTACAATCAAATTATCAAATTTCAAATGGTGCAATTATATCAGATGAAGATATTGATGAAGAATTGGCAGCAATAGGAGACGATGATGAAGATTAAATTTACATCAATTGATAAAAATGGCAAAAACACCATTAAAATACAGGCAGAAACTTGGCGTATAATTGCTGAACAATTTTATTTATTTTTAATTGCTTCAGGTTATGGGTTATCTAAAGAAGATTTAGGTCATCATTTTCTAAGTGAAGCAGAAGATATTGAAGCTTCGATATATGATGATGGAACTGAAATGGGATGCCCTTCATGTGGTGATTTTGATCCATTTCCTAATCAAATTTTAAGAAATGAATTACCAAAAGCATATGTTGGGCACTCTAAAATCCCTCAGAAGTTTGAGACCGACCCATTTCTAAATGAAAAAAGAACTAATGTTAATCCTAATTTAAATATGTCTTCAACAACATCAAATAAAGGAGTAGGTTACATTGATTGAGTATGAAGAAATGGGTGTCCTCCCCGATGGGGCTATGAAATTAAAGTTTACAAATAATAAGTTTGATGATATAATATTCACTATTGGATCAGTTTCATTTGGTGAAGGTGAAGAAGAAGGTAAACTGATTTATGATTATAATGTAATTGAACATACCAATCCTTTCATTAGAGAAGAATTAGATATCCAAATTGGTGACTTAATTCTTCAGATAATTGAAACCGGTCTTAAAAATAATGATTTAATATATGCAGGCGGGGTAGATGAGAATAGAAACCAAAATACTGAGCAACCTAATTTATAATGAAGAGTATTGTAGAAAAGTATCACCATTTTTAACACCACAGTATTTTGCAGAAAGAACTGACAGAGTATTATCCCAAGAAATTCTAAAGTTCTTTTCTACTTACAATAAACCAATCACTAAAGAAGTATTATTGATTGAAATTGGAAATAGAACCGACATTTCTGCAACTGAATTAGTATCACTAAAGGATGCAGTAATTGCATTCACAAATGAAAAGACCAATGAAACTTGGTTATTAGAAAATACTGAAAAGTTTTGTAAGGATAGGGCAGTATACAATGCAATTCTTGAATCGATTAAAATTATTGATGGCACAGATGATAAGCATACACAGGAGGCAATCCCGAATATTCTATCTGATGCTTTGGCCGTTAGTTTTGATAATAACGTTGGTCATGATTATATTAATGATGCTGACAGCCGTTTTGATTTTTACCATAGAATAGAGGAAAAGTTATCCTTTGGTTTAGACCTAATGGATAAGATTACCGCAGGTGGTTTAAGTCGTAAGAGTCTTAATGTTGTATTGGCAGGTACAGGTGCAGGTAAGACTTTATTTATGGGTCATCTTGCAGCTTCGGCATTAACTCAAGGTAAGAATGTATTGTATATTACCATGGAAATGGCGGAAGAACGTATTGCCGAACGTATTGATGCAAATCTATTAAATCTTTCTATGGCAGAATTAAAGGTAGTTGATAAGAAAACATTTGATTCTCGTTTAAGTAAATTGGCAAAGAAAACCCATGGTAAGTTAATCATTAAAGAGTATCCAACTGCAGGAGCACATTCTGGTCACTTTAGGGCTTTACTTGAAGAACTTAAAATGAAACGTGAGTTTAAAGCTGATCTTGTGATTGTGGATTATCTAAACATTTGTGCATCTGCTCGTATTAAACATGGTGCAAATGTTAACTCATATACATATATTAAATCAATTGCAGAAGAATTACGTGGTCTTGGTGTTGAGTATAATGTACCAATTATGACTGCAACTCAAGTTACTCGATCAGGATTTAATAGTTCCGATGTTGAATTAACAGATACATCTGAATCATTTGGTTTACCTGCAACCGCAGATCTTATGTTTGCTTTGATTCGTACCGAAGAGTTGGATGAACTAAATCAAGTTATGATTAAACAACTTAAGAATCGTTATAATGATCCTTCATATTACAAACGATTTGTACTTGGTATTGATCGATCTAAGATGAAACTATATGATGTTGAAGAATCAGCACAAAAAGGGTTATCCGATACAGGACAAGATTTGACTCCGGTATTTGATAAGAGTGCATTTGGAAGTAGAATGAAGACTGAAGGGTTCAAGTTCTAACTTAGATTAATTAAAAAAGGCTACTTCGGTAGCCTTTTTCTTTTATAAATATAATATGGCCTATAACTTTTTACCAACAACTGCAAAAGAAATCAGTGATAAATTCCCTGATAAAGCATTGTATGCTGAATTGATTTTAATACTTACTGATTTACAGCATTTATTTCCATCAATTAAAGATCCTATTGCATTGGACCCATTATTACCAAAGTCAGTTAAAGTTACACGTAAAATTCAAACTGAATTCGATCTTAAACCATTACAAAAGAAACTTAAATTATGTAAACTTTCTTTTGGTGAAGGTTCAAGGGGTGGTAGAGGAGTTGGTAATAAAGGTAATCTATTTGAAATTCAATTGGCAAAGGATTTAGATAATTGGTGGAAGGGTGAAGATGTTTCCAATAAAGATACTAAATTATTAATTGATGAATTAGCTTCTGTTTATAAATTAAATACATGGAAAGATTTATTTATTGATGCTGAAGGTGCAGCAAATAAACCAAGACCTTTAATAATATCAGGAAGTAGTGTTTTAGTTTCACCTGGATTAATTGATATTGGTTCCACTGTTACTGACATTACACTAAGACAAGGTAAAAACGAACAGTCACCTGCAGGAGCATATTTGTCATTAAAATTTTCAGGTACAGTTACCTTTTTTAATGCAGGTACTAAAAAATATTTAACAGATGCTGAATTGATGTCAGGTATTATTACCAATAAAGGTGGTTTAGTTTTATTGGATATGTTTGGAATTGATAACTCTAGATTTTGTTCAGTATTTAATGGTAAAGGTAAGAAAGGTAGTCTTGAAATTACCACAAATAGAGTTAATAAAATAGCTTTACAAAATTTAATTAAATCAGGAATTGGATATGGATATCATATGATTCATAAAACAAATTCTAAAATGGTATCACAGGTTATTGATAAGGCATATAGAGACAAAGCATCTGAAGTAAAAACAGTTACTGTATATTATGGTGGTAAAACTGGGACAGGTCAACGAGTAGACATTGAAGTTATAACTCCTAAATACATTCTTAAATTTAATTTTAGAAATAAACAGGGTGGTAAATTTATTTCTCATCTAATGTGCGATTATAGTTACAAATAATTACAATATAACACTGTACAACATATAGGAACTATGGTATAATAACAATATGAAGAAGTTTTCAGAATATATAAAAGAAGAAAAAGAATATCAAGATGGTGCACTTACTGTTTTCGATATTGATGATACTCTCTTTCATACAACTGCTCAAATAACAGTTGTCAAACATGGTAAGAAGATAAAAGATCTTACTAATCAACAATTCAATACCTATAAACTTGGTGATAGTGAATCTTTTGATTATGGTCAATTTAGAGATGCTGCTAAGTTTAATACAGAATCTAAACCTATCGGTGCAATGCTAAATAAAGCAAAGTTAATCCTTAAAAATTCTGAAAGAAATCCAAACTCTAAAGTGATTATAGTTACCGCTAGAGATGACTTTGATAATAAAGAATTATTCTTAGATACTTTCCGTAAATATGGATTTGATATTGATAAAGTTAGGGTTGAACGAGCAGGTAAAATTAATGATGTTTCTGATATAGCTTTCAAAAAGGTTATCATTATTAGAAACTATATAAATACTAAACGATTCAAACGAATTAGATTGTTTGATGATAGTATGACCAATTTAAAAGCATTCCTAAAATTACAACCCGAATTTCCAATGGTTAAGTTTGAAGCATACTTCGCTAATCATGATGGAACAGTAAAGAAAATAAGATGATTAAGTTTAAAGAATTCATAGTAGAAGATAAAGAAACATTTGACTATCTTATTGGTAAACTACTTAAGACGGCAAAAACTATTAACACCCATAAATCTTATGGTGGTCACTCAAGAACTGACCGTGCTTTTGAGTTGGCAACGAGATATGATAACATATTAGAAAAGATAAGACACAAATATCGCCAAGAATGGTATTTGTATTGTGATAAACGAGGTTGGGCTCATAATCATGACGGTGGGGATATGTATGCTTAAGTTTAACGAATATATTACAGAAGAGAAAGCTCCTGAAGGAGTCCCACAAAAGATATGGGACTTACATCTCAAACATAAGAATGTCGAGAAAGATAATCCAGATAGTGGTAGTACTAGTGGTGTTCAAAAGACAAGACAAACAATGTCATTTAGACGTTTGAATAATGCTATTAAATCCCACGTTGGGGATGACGACAGAAAGCAGTTAGAATATCATTGGAAACTAAATGACCACTATAACGAAAGACACCCAAATGATTAAGTTTAAAGCATACATAACAGAAGCGGCTAGTCTCTCCACTAAAGAAGGAGTGATTGCTGATGGAATTGACCGATTAATTAAAGCTTATAGAAAGCATGGTGATTGGGGAAGTTATCAATATAGTGGTAGAGCTTGGGCGTCTATCGATAAGATTGAAGATGGCATTATAGCTAGATTCGTAAAATTAGGTATATCCCATAAAGATGCTTTTGATATTGTATTTGGTACTATTAGGTCTGCCGCTACTAAGGCTCATCATGCATACCAAGAAGCAGAAATGGCTAAATGGGAAGCAGCAGATGCTAAAAATAAAAGGAATGCTAATTGATGATTAAGTTTAAAGAATATATTACAGAATCATTAGTGGTACCATCTCATATGCCATTAACACATGGTGCAATTGAAGGTAGAGTTAAAGAACGATTTAATGCTGCCTTAGAAAATCTTAAAATGGCACTTAAAGATGGCACAATACGTAAGGCAGATCTTGATACCATTAAAGATGCATTAAATCGTGCAAGTGAAGCAACATGGGAAAAATGGTATGCTAGACCTTATTTTTGGGGTAAAATAAAGGATCCTAATATAACCGAGCAAGAGATGGATATATATTATAAGGATAAAGGTTTTAGAGGTGCCCCTGGTATTATTAAAAACTATACTAAGTTCGCAAATCAATCTAAGATTATAGCAATGGCACTTCAGATTGCCAATGAATTTGCTCCATTTAAAGATATAATGGAACATCTTAAAGCCAATATGACAACTGGTAGAGCTCCTTCTACTA